TGACATCGAACGTATCTGGACTCATGGATGGGTTTGGGCTTGATTTTCGTCAGCTTGTTCCACGGACCGACGGGCGCTTCTTCACGGACATACATTTTGACATTGAACCAGGAGAGGTTCTCCAGGATATTCTCAGAGAGCTCGGTTTGCCGACGCGCCAAGAGGGGGAGTGACTCCTGTCCGAGCAAAGCCTCGTCGAACCCCGAACGCCGAGCAGAATGTCGTGTAATGAAACCCGGGTCTATAGTTCCGGTCAGCCTTTCTGGGATCCGTGATTGTGTATCCCGATGCATCGACAATCAGAGGTCCACCGGCCCAGCCCGTCTTGTGACTCCACAATTTTACAGGGAAATCGAGCACTTTTCCGACTGGGAGTTTTTTTGCACTCGAGACTTTTACATATTTGTTTAGGATTCTGAGTTCAGTCTCGTCGTCGGCGACCCGGCCATCGGTGGATGTCACGGGTGCCTTTGATCTCATAAGAGCCCGAAGAATGACGCTCTGCCGAACCCTGAAAAATTTAGACAGGGCCGGGACGGTATCACCGGGACGAATTTTGTACCGAATTCCACTAATCTCCTTGTACCAGTGAAAATCACCCGAGGAATTTCCGAAATTGTTTGTGGGTGCCACAAAACACATGACCCGATAAAATCCTGGTTTCAGTTTTTCCAAGGGTCTTTTGAGACGGTATACATTTCCAGGGTTGTCTTCCAGGACGCGCTTGACAATTCCTTTACAGCTTCGAAAGTTTAGGCCCATTGCCGAGTTTCCAGCCGTGTTTCCAGGAACACTCTTTGAATTGCGATTGTCAGAATATGAGCCGAGCGCATAGTCGTAACAGTTGTCGTGCACGACACCCTTTGTCCCCCAGGGTGCCCACGTATATTTCGGGGCCCAAGGATTCATCTTATTATTATTTTCGTATATAATAATAAAATGCTCAACCTGATGAATGCCTCTATGTCGTTGTCCTCCAAGGATACCCTGTACGCTATCATGATCGTTCTGATTTACATTGTGATTATGACCTTCTTCCTGCGGTTTCTGTGGAACCAGTCCCTGGTGCCCCACGTGTCGATCCTCAAGCCGGTCGACTCTCTCTTCCACACCTTCCTGCTGGCCCTGGCCCTGGCTGCCTTCCGCGCTTAGATTTCAGAAGGCGATGGGTAGGTGCTCGGCGGGCTGAGCTCGGTGTAGCCCTTCATAATCTGATTGTTTAGCATAAGCGTCGGGAAGCTCTCGACAAACTCGGGGCAGGTGGTCTCCGTGCAATTCACAAATGCATACGGAATACCGTTCTCCGTCAAGTACTTCTCCTGCTTGACGCACCACGGGCACGTCTTGGAACCATAGACAATAAGGTTCCCCTTGGAGACTGGCGTAATCTCGTTCGCATCCATGGGCGACATGGATCGCATGAGGACCAGGGTCAGAATCACAAGGACCAGGGCCAAAATAATCACGTCTTTGGTCTTCATATATTTTTAGCGGACAAAATCTTTTGGGCAATTTCTTTTTTAGTTTTGACACCCATGAGACTGATTCCGTGACGGATCGCCATGTTTCGGAGGTTCTGGAGCTTGACCGCATTCCGGTTCGCATAGACCCACCGACCCTTTGAACTTATAACCTGAATCCGGCCCGATACTGGGTTTTTACGAACATAAAGAAACAGCTTTGCGGACATGACAACCTTTGGTGGACGCACAGGCTTGCGTAGCTTTGCTTTCATAGCCAAAAGGTTTGCGGACATGACAACCTTTGGTGGACGCACAGGCTTGCGTAGCTTTGCTTTCATAGCCAAAAGGTTTGCGGACCGCACGGGCTCTTTAATAAGGTCTGGAATGTCAGGTAGACGGTCGCACGGGTCGCGGTATTTTAGGCGCCACTCGGACACGTGCACGTCTTTTTGACCTCTGTATCCGTGGGGAATTGCTCGGTTCACAAACGTTAGTGTCTTTGGAAACTTGGCCGGCATGGTTTTGAGAATCTCGCGAAGTTCATTCAAGAGAAGGTGGTGATCATATCTCTTGTCCGTGCTCGGTCCAATTCCATAGACGGTCGCGGTCGTTGTCCCGTTGGCCGAGTTTACGGCCGGGTTTGTCCCATATTTTTCAAGTCTGGCCCACCCGAAATCACCCAGTTTGAAAACACCTTGACAAACAAAGACGTTGTCGGCATATAGATCATTGTGACGAAACTCTGGATACCGACTACGAATTTTCAAGAGTCCTTTGAGCAGACGAATGAGACCGTTATACAAGTCTTTATCGTTTACGGTCGGGGATCGAATGTAATTTTTCAGGGTCCCACCATCGCACCACTCCATCTTAATGATCGATTGATCATCTTTTTTAAAGAGTGCAGGATTTTGAACGTTTTTCATATCTATGGCGGACGGTGGTATAAAGTCTTTACATTTCAGAAATTCGTCCGCAATGACGACGGCATCGGGGGCTACAGCCCCTACAGCCTTTTGAATTCTAAATTCAATTTCGGCCGGTTGCTGTTGATGGTGCTGCTCAGCCTTGAGGTCCCTTGGGGCCACCTTGAGAATAAATTTCCGACCGACCCGATCCTCGGCCAAAAAGGCGATACCTTGACGGCCTTTACCGATTGGTCGAAACGATCTCAATTTTGAGGGTAAATTACATGTGAGGGGTAGTGGAAGAGACAGGAGATAGTTTCGAGCTTGTCTTGCTGTTATTACACTTGTTGGAACATTCATCTCTATTTTTTGTCCGGAGGCGTCTCGGTGATACACATAGTGTCTCCCGGGAAGTTTAATAAGTTGAAACTGACCGGCATTTACCCAATCCATCTATACTTGTTCTGTATATTTTAATCCTCGTCAACCTCAACCTCCTCATCCTCAACGGGCACATCGGCCGTCTCGAAAAAAGCGCACGGCTTGAGCTTGTTCGTCGCGGCGAACATCACCTGGTGGACCCGGATCGAAACACCGACACCGGCCGGCGTCCGCCAAATCTGGTTAATCTCAATGATTGCACTCACCGTCTGGCCCTTCTCGAGATCCGTCAGAGGAACATTCTGACGCTGGGCGTTATACGCCTCGGTCGCGATCGAACCATCCTTCTGGTTCAGAAGGACCTTCAGGTTCAGGGTTGGCGCGTAGCCCTCCTTGGAGCTCGGCTTGACGGGAGACTTGTACATTCCCTCTGAAATCACCTCTCGGCTCATCTTCTTGCCTAGGAGCTCCTCAGAATGGTCGGTGATGTAGTCCAGGACGCGCGCATCAAACTTGGAAAAGGCTTCGAGCACATCAGGCTTGTCCAGGCTCAGGGGGAGCGAGTAGCTCACGCGACCGGATGCCTCATCCTTGTACTCGCTCAGGCCAAAAGGCGCGCGCATCTGGGGCAACTGGAACACAAGCTTCTGTCCGTCGATAGAATTGAGGTAGACCGCCTTGCCGCCCTTGGCATTCTTGCGGACGTCGCTGAAAGTCACATCGGAAGAGTTGAATGCGGAGAACATACGGAGAGCCATTGTCTTTCTTCTACTCAATATACAGCTGGAGCCTTTATGTAGTTTTTTTCTGTCTCCATACCAAGAGAAATGGGTGCTTCTCAGGGAACGCTTAAACCCCGATCCGCGAACGAGATGAGAAAGATGTCCGCGTCGAATAGCCTTAAGACGGCTCTGACCAAGTATATCAAGGCGTACAACACAGCCGCGCCAAATGTGCGCGCGACCCTGATGAATACGAATAACTATAAAAACGACATTGGCCGCGCGGTCGCCAGTGTCGTGAATGCATCCAGACGGGCGAATGCGGCCGCGACGGACGGAGTCATTGGAATTAAACCTCCAGTCGAGGCTGCCAGAGCCGTGAATAATGCAACCGCAAGACTGAATGCATTTAACAATGCAACTCGAAATAAAAAAATGGAAATTTTGAAACAAATTCAGGACATCAGGAACAATCCAGGTGACCCAGCCGCCAATGCCGCGGCAATAAATGCCCTGAAAGCGACTCTTCCACGGTAAAAAAAATCTGGGTCGATAGTACCAAAATGGATTTCGATCTCAAGAAGAAGCTTGTGCCCTTTGTCGTGTTTTTCATCGTCGCAAACCCGATGACCTTTAAGCTGGTCCGCTCCGTTCTGGGTGACTGGGTCGCCAGCGCTCAGGGCTGCCCTACGACCGCCGGTCTGCTGCTGCACTCCGTGGTGTTTGTGGTCGTGGCTCACTTTGTGTGGCGCCTGATTTACGGCACCAAAAAGTCCAAGTATGCACCCATGGTGAGCGACACCGTGCCGGGCATGATCATGGAGGGTCCGGACTGCCAGTAAATATTCCTAAACATATATTAAATGTCTTACCTGATTCCGTTTATAGCCTTTGTTCTCATTTCGAACCCAGAGGCCTATAAGATCGTCCGCGGAATGTTGGGAGGTTGGGTCGCGAATGCAGAAGGCCTGCCGACAAATGCAGGTCTTGTGCTTCACGCACTTGTCTTTATTGTTATAGTCGGGTTCATCATGCGTCTTCCAAAAAAGTCTACATTTTACGGTCCCAAGCAGGCGGGTGAAATGTGCTCGTGCGGGTCTGAGTGTTATCACACGTGCTACGGTGGCCGGTGTAACTAAATTGTCGGACCATAGTAAATGTTTATCGCGCTCTTGGCATTTATGCTTTTCGCGAGCCCATTCATGTTCCAGGCGACCCGTATGATTTTTGGTCCCTGGGTCGCCAGTCCCGAGGGTGTTCCTTCTCTGCTTGGACTTTTGCTGCACGCGATCGTTTTCATTGTTGTTACAAAAATTCTCAGCTTCAAAACGTCCGCATTCACCTCTCGCGAGGACCAGAATGATGAAAACACCAAAATGTTCCAGAAGAACCGGATCGTCTACCAGGTTGGGGGGATCTAGAGTCAGTCGCTGCGCGACTGGAACTAAAACTCCTCATCGAACCGAATGCCATCCCCATCGGACACCATATGTTTCGAATATTCACCAACCCTTTTTTCAAAAAAGTTTGTCTTCCCTTCCAACGAAATGGTTTCCATCCAGTCGAAAGGGTTTTGAGCGCGCCAGTATGCAGGGCACCCAAGCTGATTCAAAAGACGATCAGCAACAAATTCGATATACTGACTCATTTGACCAGCATCCATGCCAATCATGCGACACGGAAGAGCCTCCAGAATAAACTCCTTCTCGATAGCCACTGCCGATGTCACGATATCCAGAATTGTCTGTTGCGAAGGTTTCTCCACGAGGTGACCAAACAATGTGACTGCAAATTCTTGGTGAAGCCCCTCGTCCCTCGAGATGAGTTCGTTGCTGAAGGAAAGACCCGGCATGAGACCGCGTTTTTTGAGCCAGAATATAGCACAAAACGAACCCGAGAAAAATATACCCTCGACGCACGCAAATGCAGCGAGACGCTGTCCGAATGGAGCAGTTGCTCCAGACCATTTGAGCGCCCATTCCGCCTTGTGTTTTATCACGGGCACATTCTCTAACGCCGTAAACAGGGATGCCTTTTCGACGGGGTCCCGGACCAGCTTATCAATCATCAGAGAGTATGTCTCGCCGTGGATCGACTCGTTAAATGACTGGTATGCATAGAACGACCGAGCCTCTGGAATCTGAACATCCTTTGAAAAGTTTAGGTCGATATTTTCCATGACAATTCCGTCCGAGGCGGCGAAAAACGCGAGCACCATTTTAATGAAATTCTGTTCGTCCGGCCGAAGGTTATCCCAATCTTTCAGGTCCGTCCCCAAATCAATCTCCTCGACCGTCCAGAAACTCGCAATCGCTTTTTTGTAAAGTGCCCATAGGTCGGGATACCTGATTGGGAATGTTGTGAATCGCGACGGACTCGGTGTCAATAATACGTCCATTGTTGTACTCAAGGTTGATTTTTTTAAAGGGATCGATGCCGTACATACAAATGGACACTGTAAAGCGCTTGGCGCTCCGACTCAAGATTCACCGAGTATCCGGGACGGTCGTACATCACGCCGCCTTTTTGAAAAAAGTCCTTGATCGAAAGGGAATTCGGTCCGAGTTGGTCAAGGGGTTTTGCGTCGTCACAGAGACGAATGAGGCGTGCGCGCACTACTGGGTCCGGACGCTCGACGAGTGTCTGGATCTGGACATTGGATTTGAGGTGGCGAAGCTCAAGACCCCTGAGCTTCAAGCCCTGACTCCAATTCTTCTGGAGTCGATTCCCCTGGGGGTGACCCGTTCAGACGAGACGGAGCATATGATCCGGGCAGAGAACGAGCGCCTATACGAGCTGTATCAACGAGACTCCATAGCCTTTTGGCGTGACTCACCGAAAGACCTTCGAGCCCTTCGACTGGACTAGAGTTTCCAGATATCATACCCATCAGGGACATCTTTTCCTTTTTGGTGATTGGTGTAAATGCCAAATGATTGTGTAAAGATTTTCCAATATGGTTACCCTGTTCGAGCGCGACGTTAAATTCAGAAAATGCATCGGCCAAAAATCCCTGTCCGTCAGACAATCTGTTTGACGGTTCTATACTCAACTCTTTTGAAATCTTGAGCGCCAGACGTTTCATGAGAATCGATGCCCTGAGCGCGCTCGTCATCTTTTCGCCAATTTTGAGGTATAATTGAATTGATCCAATGACACCCGTCCCGGCTGACAAAACCGCATTCAACACGCTCACGTATTTCTGATCGACGAACGAGTTCAGAGCGACGGCCGTAAGCGCATTGATTGCCGATACAGTCAGAATCGGAATATTAAACTTGGACGAAAGCTTTGAATAGTATTCGTGATCACGACTAAAGTAATCGTTATACAAATTACACTGTTGTTCGAGCTTGGCCAGGAACCGTTCCTCGTCTGGGTGCCAACGCGGCCCTGTTGTCATTCCTACCATTTAGTTAGAAAATGCTAGAGCGCCCATACCAGACTGGATTCTCAGAATGTTGTAGTTGACCGCAAAGAGTTTTTGGTTGATGTCATTGTGTGGAAGAAACACATTTGTCGAAAATTCAACCTTTTCGATTCTCGAGAAATTACACGTACCGCTCGGCTGGTGGTCCTCGGGTTTAAGCGCGAACGAATAGACATAAATGCCTGGGTAAGGACACCCGGAATGGTACCGGAAAGGCTGATACTGATTGAAATATTTACCGCTCTGTGCATCGAAGCGAGGCTGATTGTTGAACAGGAGCTGGAAATTATACATCGGACCGCTATTCACAGCGTTCTTATCACCCTCTTCGATCCAGAACCCATTCGTCATAAAAGGCGCACCGACCTCGTTCGGAAGAGGAGTCCCAATAAGAGTCGGGTCGACCGTTAGTGTAGGTGGTGGGCCCGCACTATTAAAAAAGTTAGTGCTGAAATCCCACATGCTAGAGTATTCTGTAGTTGTGGAATAGGAATAGCACCACACAATCTCTTTTACGGGCTGATTCAGATTGATCCGGATCGGGCCTGGGTTTGGGGACTTAATGTTGGTCGAGACGAGCTGGACCTGATCAATCAGGTAGTCGTGTTTGCCCTGAGCCAGTCGCCGACGTTCCTCGACATCCAGATAGACATAGTTCGACCAAAGGTTCGCCGGTCCCGAAAAGTAGGATTCGTAATCCGACGTGAGCGTAAACTCGATCCGGATCTCGTGGTTCTGGAGTGCGACCAAGGGGAGATACAATGATGGATTGCGACAGAATGAAAATAGGAGCGGAAGCATGACTGGACCACCGGTCGTCGTCGGGAGCGACGTCATTTTGCCGTAAGCAATCTTCTGACTCTCACTCAAAAAAACCTCGGCCCAGAGACGCCACCAGGTTTGGTAATGGCGGTCAATCAGCTGACCACCGATGATAAAATCAACCTGCGAAACGGCCCGTTCGGCGACCCATACCGTGTCATTGTTCCCAGTAGTCGTCAGGCTCAGACCGGCCAGCACGGGCAACTCGAGCCATGTATCGCCCATGAGATCGCCGTTCCGGGCCACGACCGTCGAAACCTTGGACCCATTCTGAAAGACACCGTCGACCGACTGTTTGATCGCCTCCATGGCAAAGTTTGTATGGCGTTTGTAAACCGATTGGAAGAAAGTCACCTTGGGCTGACCGGTCAAATAAACATCCTGGGCGCCATAGGCCACAATCTGAGCGAGACCACCGGCCATTTATATAATAAAACAAAATTAGTTGGCGAATGCCAACCCGCCCATCCCACTCTTGATTCTCAAAATGTTATAGCTGACCGCGAACAGTTTTTGGATGACAGGGTCAAACTTGAGTTCCGTATACGTCTCGGCTTTGGCGATCCGTGAAAAGTTCATGGCGCCGCTCGGTTGGTGCTCTTCTGGATTCAGGGCGAAAGAATACGTGTATATGCCCGTGTATGGTGCCCCTGAGTGGTACCGGAAAGGCTGGTACTGATTGAAATATTTACCCGTCTGGGGTTTGAATCGTTCCTGGCCGTTTGCGAGGAGACTGAACATGGAAAGTGGGCCGTTAGTTTCTTCAGTTGGTGATGATGCAATGAGATTGTATGGAACTCCGATCCTGTGTGGCATTTTAAGGTTTTTAGGTCCGCCGAAAAAAACTTCACGACCCGTCGGTAAATTCGTCATAATCACAGAATTATCGTTATACTGACCGGTGATATAACCGGACGAAATTCCGCGTATTTCGAAACTATGTCTTGATGGTGTGAACGATGTCGCGGCAAGAGGCTCGTTCAGTGACGCCCCAAAGTGCGAAACAAAGCTCGCATATCCACCTAGCAGCACATTCGGTGGAATACTATATGGACCATACTTTACAGGTTGTCCCGTCGCTACATTTACTAAAGTATTCGAACCAAATGTGTAATCTCCATAAAGATACACCCCATCTGCCGAGACCGATACGCCGATTTCTGCCTTTGATCCACTTGCAAGATACAAAGCACTTATGGGGTTCATGTTCGTATCGAACTGGGCAACAAAACCGTATGTGTATGGAGCACCTCCAGAATACGGAAACTCTTCCCCACTAAAAGTGACGGTCTGGCCTGTTCCCACATTGACG